GTGATGTTGATGTCGATGTTGGTGTCGGTGCCGTCGGCAGCCAGTGTGTTGCCGTTGAGGTTAACCCCCGCGGCCGCGGCGCTGGTAGCCAGCGTCGTCGATTCAACCAGCGTAAGCCCAGAGAAGCTGCCGGTGATAGTGACGCCTGATAATGTGCCGCCTGTAACTGAAATATTGTTGCTGTCTTGCGTAGCGATGGTGCCGAGCCCGAGGTTTGTCCGTGCGCTAGAAGCACTAGATGCGCCAGTGCCGCCATCAGCAATGGCGAGGTCAGTGATGCCTGTGATTGTGCCGCCCGAAATAGCTGCGGTTGTAGCCGTCAGATTGGTAATGGTAGCTTTGGAGACGATGACAGCGCCCGTGCCGTTAGGGGCAATAATCAAATCCCCGTTCGTATTGGTAGCTGAAATGGTGTTGCCGTCGATACGGATGTTATCGACTTCGATGTTTGCTGTGCCGACCTTCAGTGCCGTAGCAGTGCCCGTAGCACTGTAGACAGATTTAGGCGTAGCTTCCGGCCCTGCGTCAATGTGCAAGAGTTGGGAGAAGGTGTCCTTGATCTTCAAGGTAGTTAGGTTAGTAGCCACAGTGCACCTCCATAAGGTAGAGGGGGCATAACTGCCCCCTCAGTTAGTATTACGAGCAGTCAGCAAGGATTGCCCACACATTCATAACGCCGAGAACACCGGGCGCGTTGTTGAAAACAACGTCGATGGTATCAGCGGAGCTGTAGAACTTGCCAAACGGCATCGACGGAGACAGCGTATTGGGTGTGCCCTCAACAACAGTCACAGTAGTGCACGAGTAGCCAGCTGCAGTGTTGGCGTTGACGCCATCAAGGAAGCCGTCGATGTCCGAGCCGTCACCCAAGTCGATGGTCAAAGTAGCGCCAGCGGCCGTGATGACGTCAACACCAGCGGCAAGGACTTGCGTCTTTGCCGGGATGCGCAACACTTCCAACACATCGCCCGATGCCAAAGCGGTGGCACCGGCTGCAGTACGAGCTGCAGAGATAGCGGGAAGGCTGACCTGAACTTCAAGTTTGGTCAGCGAGTAACGGCCTTTGTCGGGGTACGCAGCAGCAGTACCCTTATTAAAGCCGAGCGTGTCGGTATACGTAGCCATGAGTCATTCCTCCTTACGAGAACTGGACGACAGCTTGCGCCAGCGCCTGGGGTTTGACGACCTTGTAGCCATACACTTGCAGGCCGCGAACGATGTTGCCGAAAGTCGACTCAGCGCGAAGCGATTCCATCTCTGTCATCTGCGATGCAAAGGTGAAGCCCATCTTGTGGCCGGCGATCAACGAGGTCTTACCCGACGAGACGTTCAAGTTGTGCGACACGTACAGGGTAAAGCGGTCGATCATGCCGAGACGGCCATTGCGGAGCGGCGTGGTGCTGTCGCCCGTCAACGATGCGTCCTTGAGGTCGGACTTCTTGATGAGGCCAGCCATACGGGCCGGGATCACGAGGAAGCGGTCGGACTCGGGGACGTTTGCTTCATCCAACACGGTACCCATATCGACGATCAAGTCGATAACAGCAGTGGTGGTCGAAGCGCCATCTTTAGTCACAGTCAGAGGCGAGCCAGTGGTACCAAGGTTGAAAGCCGCAGACTGTTCGCCAGCGGTGGCACCCTTGTTAGTAGCCGCAATGCCCGGCAGCAAGTCAGTCAACACACGAGTGTCGATCTTGATCTTCATCTGCTCCGAAGCGTCCTTCGACCACATGTCCATCTGCTTTACGTCAGACTGGATGCGATCAATATCGTCTTCAACGCAAGCGAAGTAATCGCCCTTGTCGATGAGCAGCTGCAGCTTGGGGGCTTCCGGCTGTTCCACGCTCAGGGACTGGCCCTTGACGTAGTCACGGATCGTGATGTTGGGTTGGGTACGGATGTTGACCGTATCACCCATACGGCGGATTTCACCCTCGTAGTCGGTGTTAGAAATTGAAGCAAGCACCGTAGAATCATAGAAATTCTCGATGAGCTTGCCGCTCCAGATTTCGGGGATAAAGGTACCCGAGTAGTTTGGCGAACCGCCGGAAGTAGGATAGGCCATGTGGTGTCCTTTCACTTAGCCGTTTAGGTTATACGACCTTCGCGTTGTGACGCAAAGATATCGCGCTCGATCCGGTCACGCTCCTGCTCACGACCCTTATACATACCTTTGCGTACATCGTCAAAGAACTTGGCGACATCAGCTCTAGTGTAGGATTTAGTATCGTTGTTATTAACAACAGCACTAGCTGCCCTACCTCGCCCGGGGGCGATTTGTTTTTCGAGTTGCGAAGCAGCGACGCTCCGAGGTGATAGAGCAACAGGAACGCTATTCAACGACTGCCACGTTTTAAAGAATCCTGCGACACGTTGGGCATTGAGTTGGTTCTGTGCGGTATCGAGGTACGTTTGCCGGTTCAGGCCGGAAAGCGGGTCGATATCAAGTAGCCAGTCATGGAACCCTTGGTTGGCGTTAATCTCGCGCCAATCAGGTACATAGCTAGACAACTCTGTCCAGAACACTTGCTCCGCGTTGAGCGCTTGACGCTGCATCACGCCGTCTACCTTCGGGACAACATTGGCCTGCAACTGCATGACCATGTCTCTGAGATCGGCTACCTGTTGGTTTGCTGAGGCTACCTCTTCACGAGCCGCCCGCCGCATAACATCAATAGAGTCGCCGTAGTCCTCAACGTCCTTATCAGTGATTAGCTTATCCACGCGGGTCTGTGCAGCTGATTGCTGCTGAGGCGTGGACAGTGATGTGAGCAACTGTTCGAGTTGCCCAACACGTTGCCCCAACTGGTTGTTCTCTGCCTTCAGGCTGGTGGTTTCGGAATTGTACATTCCCTGTAAGGAACGCCACCGCTGTTCGTATGTCAGGTCTTCTTGCGTGGTTTCAGCTTGCCTTTGCTCTGTAGGTGCTGAAGTCGTAGCAATCACGTTAGCACTGTCGGCAGTCGAAGTCGTATAAGCCGTATTCCCTTCATCCGCCGAGGCGGTTGAATCGGGGTTCAGGTCTTCGTACAACTTCGAAACAGCCTCAGACTGTTTGCGGATTTGCTCAGGAATAGCCATTTACGCTCCTCTCGGTGTGCGTGGAGATCAGCTGCCTTTACGGGGCTCTGCTGCTAAGTCAGGGGACTCACTCATGAGCTTGTAAAGCTCCCCCAGAACCTGACACCGCCCCTGTGCAAGTGTAACAGTCTGGGGTCCTACGCTCGGTAGCCTTTCGAGCTCAGACATCCGCCACTCGCCCAACCATCTTACAATGACTGGGTGTTGACGAACGCTGTTTGCCATAGCGTGGATTAATTCCGGGGTAACCTGCTTCACGGCTGGCCCCCGCTAACTAGGTTCATACCGCCAGCGGGTGCGCCGGCTAGGTCGGTGTTCTGTGCAGCTGGCTGTCCGCCGCCCGGAGCGGGCATTGGCGGAGCTGATGCAGCCATGCGATTCATTGACTCGAGCTTCTCGCGGGAGGGGATAATATCCTCCACAGGCATCTGAAGACCCTTAGCAACCTCGCGCAGCAGCGCGGCCCGGCCGGTCTTGCCAATGATCTCGATGTCAAACTCGTTAGCGGTTGCGTTAAGGAACTCGACGCGACGGACGTTGACCGTCTCCTTAACAGCAAGGTTAACAGCGCCACGTGCCACGATCTGCGCGTCACCCTTGATCGACTCGTCGGGATCGTAGCGCATGTTGTAGACGAACTGCCGCTGCACGATGGTCTTGATGACGTCGTTGTCGATGTGCATCACCACTTGGCGGATGCCCTTGCCCGCGGAACCCATCAGCATGGAAAGCCCGGACGCAGTACGTCCCGCACCCTGCACATTGGTGTCGCCGTAGATGTAGGACGGGATGCCGCTATGGTCATCAGCAAGCCGCGAGAACCGGTCGTACACACCCATCAGGGTGTTGGCATTATCATTCGGCTGGTTGAACCGGACGGCCGGAGCCGACGACCCTAGCGGATCATTCAGTACCTGCCAGATTTTCCACGGCTGCAACTGCGTAATGTCTTCGTTTGGTGGCAGACGCTCAAGGTTGACCTCAACCTGCGGGCCCGAAGCGATAGCCATGTTGTTGACTAGGGCCCGTGCAGCAGCGTTACAGATGTTCTGCAAGTCCTCGATGATTTCCGGGATACCCTTACCCCAGAATGCACCCGGTTGCTTGATGAAGCTGGTCTTGGCGTAGGGCTTCTCGCCCAGCGGGTCGTAGTTTAGAACAGCCTTGATGATGTAATTGCCTACGGCCCAGATATTGGAATCGTATTCACGGTCCTCGTCTGGGACTTCAGTCTCATCCATGCCCCACTCGCGGAGCATACGGCCACTGATCTTGCCCCAAAACTCTAGGGTATCGTAGATTTCAGTCGGACGTAGTTCCGTGTGGTACTTGCGTTCTTCTTGTTCCCTAGAGGTGCGCTGCCATTCACGTACCCA